CTTCTAGAGCAGCTTTAGCATTTGATAGAGCAGTAGCGCGAACGGCTTTAGCGTCGGCAATTGCTTGTTTTAATAGATCTGACATAATAGTTTTAATCCTTTTTGGGTTATGAAACTATTAGAGTTTCAAGATAAATTGATACTGCCTCGCATTGAAGAACAACGCATTTTATAATAATAAATATATATGTATTTACAAAAAATACAAAATATTTTACTTTTTTAATTATTTCTTGTTTATCTTAGAAATCGCCATTGCACCTTCTTTAAGGTCTTTGATTTCAAAATAACGACTCAAAACGTGTCCACCATCTTCGTATAATGCTTCCATACGTTGTTGGATAGTGTGGGCTTCTTTAGCAAGCTTGTTGAATTCTTCACTAACACGACGCAATTGCTTCATGTTTTCATTGATCGTCTTTTTATCAAACCAGTCGTCAACTTCACTTAGAGTAAATTTTTCAGCAGCTTCTGTAATCTTGCTTAGTGTATGAGCAATTTCCATTAAATTATGCTCGCGGCGAAGATGATTGCCATATTCATTATAGCTTCCGATAGCTGACAAAGCAGCTTTCTTTTCTTCCATGGTCCATTCCTTTTGTTCAGCCGGAACCATTTGTTCTACACCTTCGATTAAATTTCTTAGTTTTAGTACGTTCATAAATTTTAGGCTTCTGGTGTTTCTTCTGGTTGTTCTGCTTGTTTTGTTGCCATTGTCTTCATTGAAGATAATAGTTCAGGCATACCAGGTATTACTCTGTATGTAGCAGTTTCTTCTGAAAATGCGTTCATATCTTCTGGAGTTGTAATCTTTAGTTTTTGTACCATTTCGCCAGCAAGAGCATCAATTGTGTTGGTCTTGAAGGCGTGGTCTAGGATTTTACCTAGCAAAAATTGTGTACCAGCGCCAGAACCAAGTTTGATATAAGAATGTTTTTTGATTTCTTTTTCAGCTTGATCTTTTTCGGCTTTGGCTTTTTCTAATTCAGCTTTTGCTTCGGCAGCATCGGCTTGTGCTTGGTCGGCATCTTCTCCGCCAGCATCTGGCGATTCTGCACCAGCGTCTGGTGCGGATGCTTCTGGTGCGTCTGCACCTGCGTCTAGAGTTGATTTTTCTGCTTCTGGAGCAGCATCTGGTGCTGGCAATCCATCTGCTTTTTCATCACCGGTGTCAGCAGCTGGCTCTTCTTTTTTCTTGTCGCCAATAGCTTCTTTCTTTAATGTTTTCTTTACAACTTTTTTATTTTTCTTAGCTTCTTCAAGCACATTCCAACCAATGTCTGTAATGCGGCCTTGTGTAGCCTTTTGAGATATACCAGAAATAAGTTGTTTTAGAAAAGGATTGGTGATCTTGTTGTTCATATGTGTATAAATATATATCAATTTATGTAAATTGCGTAAAATTACTTCTTTGGTTCCCAGTAACGACCTTTGCCAAATGTTCTTTCAGCGGAACTTACCATGCTTTTTTCTCTATCACTAGCAACGGATATAATATTTTTGTCAAATTGATGCTTGACTCCAAATTTTCCGCTTTTGAATTGAGTTAATCCTAGTCTCTTAGCTTCTTCTTCTTTTCCAGACGGAACTTCAAAGAATGTAATACCTACCATATTTGATCTATTAGAATGTCCATAACTAGGTCTGTTATAACGCGATCTTTCTGCTGCGTCTTCTCTATCATAGACATCGCCTGTGTGGCGTAGTTTTTCTTCTTCGCCTTCTTTCATTAATCTCTTAGCAATTTCGCTTAATTTTATTTTCATAATCTCTTAACGAATTTCTGATAGAATATCACGAATGATGCCTTCGATTTTTAGATATTTGTTAATGTCTTTTTTGTCTTGAGTACCACCGATCAACTGTTTGTTGTGGTTGATACCTTCGGCAAGATTCATATAAGCACCGCGAGTAGATGGTGATGATACAAGGTCAAAGCAAAGCAACTCAAAGTCGTCTTGTACTTCAACAGTATTTTCATTTACATTACGAACACTACCCAATCCACGGCTACTGATACCGATACGGATATTGTTACGAATCAAATCGCGGGCAATATTACCACTTGGAGTTGTTAAAATTTCAATTGTACCTACTACAGTATCACCTTCCCAGTGACATTCTGTAACGTTATGGCACACATTCTTTAGATTGATGATGCTTGATTCTGGATGGTCAAGTTCGCCAAGAGCACGACGCTCTTTGATAATTTGTTGATACTTTTCAACTTCACGCTCTAATACTTCGCGTGGATATACACGACCGTTATGATTCTTTTCACCGGCTTTTTGTAGCGGGCCTTTTAGAACCAACGGACCATTTGTGTTTGCTTTTGCTTCACTCAACATTTGTGGAGTGATATCAAAAGGAATAAAATCTACTAATAGTTGTTTGCTCATGTTAGTTTTGTGGTACAATGTTTCGTTTTGATGCAATGCCCATTGTTTGTGGGTATTTGATTCCGCCAACTTGACCTTTGCCAAGTGAAGATTGCATTGTTGGGGCTTCTTGACCATAGCCATCAACTTCAATTTGAGAGTCGTCTAAGTAATATTCAGATTCTGCTTCGTTACCTTCTTTACCGGAGAATACAATATAGTATTTGTCTTTCATATAACGAACATCAATTCTGCTTACTGGGAAAGAGTATTCTTTTTCAATTTGACCAACAGAGCCTTTTGATGCTTTAACAACAACACTCTTTTTTAAGAATTGTTTACTTAGTTCATCAACAAGTTTTTTTACAGCGGCGTCTTCTTGCTTTTCAAGTGATAGTTTAAAATTTTTGAAAGTATCAGAAATATCAATCATCTTAGCATTCGGCGATGCTGGCGGTTGTGTTGCTGTTGGTGAACGGCCCGGTGCTTGTGGAGCAGCCGCAGATGGGTTGTTGCCCCATGTATCTTCACTTAGTATTTTCTTGGCAATGTCTGTTAGATTCATAGATTTATTATTTTCCCATTCTGTTGATACGATTAGCAATTTCCTTCAAACGACTATGAATTTCTTTCATGTCTGGTTGAGTACGTGCCCACAAACTTTTGGTTGGCACATCTGCTTCTGTCTTTAAGCGTTCGCAGATGTTTAATAGATATTCAACTTCACCAAGCATTTTCTTGGCTTGATTGATTCCATATGAAATCTTGGCATGATTCTTCATCATGTCACTTTCTTTAAAATTACGATAACGGCTGCGACCTTCCATGATGCCAACATCGCGGCGAACGGTTAGTCTTTCACCTTCGCCAACTGTGGTATCATCTGTGTCTTCTTTGCCTACAACTTTGCCGCCTGGCATAGAACGTTCGGCTGTTTTCTTTTTGCTTTTATGACCACGAAATGCGGCAGGAGTCATATAACCACCAACGGCACCCGTTGCTGTCATTTCTTCAATGACTTCTTCAACTAATTCACGGATGATTTTTTTGGCGTTGTTCATTATTTTATTTGTCTCAACTCTTTAATAAGTTCATAGCTCAACATAAGTGCCATGATTTGATTTTCCTTAACAAGAGTTCCTTTGGTTACTTTATCCAACTGATTGAGTGTTTCATCAAGTTTGATGCGAACAACTTCATTATTAACTTTGCTCTTCAACTCGCTGATTTCTTGACGAACGAGTGGAACTTCTTCATTGATATATTGACGAAGTGAGTTAGTATTGCTGATATTGTTGATATATTCGCGAATAAGAATCTTTTGCTTGTCGTCCAAGCCTTTGTATTTTTCATTGAATGAATCAACAAGCAACTTGTAAGCAAGTAAACGAACATCTTCGTTTTGTTGTTGATATACTTTGACCAAATCTTTCTTTTCATCTTCGCTAACCAAACGAGTTGGTGTTTTAGCGGCGGCAATGCTTTCAACAATGCAATTACGAGCTTTGAAAATTTCACGAGGATCGCAATCAACGGCATTTACAGACTCTTCAAAAATTTTGTAGATAGAAGCTAAAAGTTTATAATTGCTGATGCTACCTTTTAAGAAATCATCCAACGGATAGTTGCTACGAATTTCTCTGATAAGATTATACTTTTGTAAATTTAAAGCTCTTTCATCAAGCTTGCGGCGACTCTTAACAATGGTTTCAAGCAATCTATCAGCAGATGATTGATCCTTGGTTTTTTCTTCCATTATAATACGATATAGTCTGTTTTCTTTGCCGAGTTCCGTTGATTCTGAAAAATAATTACGCAAAATATTATTTGCTTTTGAGTCTTCTTGACCGTTAAGAATGTCGGCGGTTACTTGTCTGACAAGCAGTTCAAATAAAATGCCAGCATTCTTATATTTCGAGTGTTTAAGCTTCTTCATACAGTTTTATTATTTATAAATATGTGCGTGGGTGATAAAAACTCAATATTTAGAGCGGTTTATCTTCGTTAATGAGATTGGATTCGTCTAATATAGACTTTTCTTCGGTTATTACCTTCTTTTCTTTATTATTATATTTGGTCATTAGTGACTGCTTTATATGCTTTAGATCTTCATCCATACTTAAAGCAGAACCTCTGTATATATGACGGGTAGAACGCTCTGTTCTTGATTTTTCTTTATTTTGACCATTGCCAAGAGGATCTTCGCCTCTGGTCTTATCAAACCCGTGAGTATATTTTTCTTTGTTGCCGGTTTGGTCCCGAATACCTTGTTCTCTTTCGCGGCGAGTTTCTTCGTCAAGTTCTTGACCTTCCGGTTCTTTTATTTCTTCCAATGGAGGAAGACCTGGTACTTCGCCACCTGCGTCCCCACCCGCCTCACCACCCGCATCACCACCTGCTTCTCCGCCGATATCAGTCAAGCCACCTTCACCGGCTTTTTGTTTACTTGTGGCAGGATCATTACCTTCGGTGGTAATCTGCTCCATTCTCCACGCTTCTTTCTTGTCCTTGATAACGTCGCCTTGTATGCTTTCGATGTCATCGCCGGACATATTAAATATTTTATTGTATATCCATTTTTTACTGAACATACTAGCTTCCATCATATCACTGGCCAAGTTGACTTTGTTTTGCCAGATTTCTAATTTTTCTTGTTCGAAGATTGTGGATGGATTGCTTAATTCCAATTCAAAGTCTACAAGAGATGCGTCTTGATAACCTTGTACATACAAGTGAACAATAGCAATCTTGGTCAATTCAGAAACGATGATACGTTGAATACGACCGATGGTGCGAGCAAAACGAACGTCTTCGGCAGCAAGAGTTGCCTTACCAGAAATACTTTCATCATAGCCCAAGAATGCCTTTGGAATTTTTAAAGCAGCCATCATCTTGTTGCGAACATATTCCAAGTCATCAATGCCGGTAAATTCCATGCCTGGTAATGTATCAATCTTGGTGCCGCTATCACTGCCACGAACGGGTAGATAAAAGTCTTCTACCATGTTGTTCAAATTAAAGCGTAGGTTATAATCACCTGTCTTTTCGTCAATATATGGAACCTTCTTTACTTGAGAAATAATCTTTTGCATCGCTGGATCAATTTCCGATGGAGCAATGTTGCCAACGTCGATAGAGAAGATACGCTTTTCTGGCGCTCTCATGATACGATGAATTAACATTGCATCTTCCATAAGACTTAATTGTTTCCATACACGACGTGCTGGTTCAATCATACTCTTACCATATGGCAAGAAATTACTATCACTTAGCAAACGAAAATGGGCTATTTCAAAGTTTTCATATTCCATGCCGCCGCCCGCGCCGTCATGTTGATACTTTACATAGTTTAAATTCTTTGGGTCACTGCCTTCAACACGAGTAAGTTCATATGGACTGATTGGATGAACCATATATACACCATACTCTGGTGATATTTCCAAACGTAGAAAGAAGTCGCCATATTTACACATGTTGCGAGTCCAACTCCACATATTAAACTCAACATTCAAGATGTCATAAAACAAATTGTTTAGAATCTTTTTGATGTTTTCATTCTTACTGCGAATGGTTAATACTTGACCAAACTCACTTGGCACAAGACATTCATCGCTGTAAATGTCTAGAGCGGACGCAATGATAGGGTCCATGTCCATAACGTCATAATCTCTAAACAACTCTAAACGCGATGCTTGATATGCCATAGACATATCGCGGTTGTGTAGATTATATGTTGAACTTCTTAAGCGATTAAAACGGTCGCGTAAACTGTTTCTATCTGTAGCATACTGAATTTCATCAGTATCAATAATTTTTAGATTTTTTCCGCCCACTGCACGAACAATAACGTCCGTGGAAAACATCTTTTTTAACCGTGTGAATAAGTCTTTTTGTTCAGCCATAAGTAATGTATATATATGAGGGCGTAATATATAAATATTGTATTATACTATTTTTATTGTTATTATGATTATAATAGCCAAGTTAGGTCTTCTGATTTGCCCGGACCGCCGCCCGGACCACCAATATTCATTTTCCAAGGGTTAGTATAAATACCATATGGATTTGCAGCCGATTTGTGTAATGCCACCATGTTACTTTTAATCTGTTCGTTTGAAGTAGAACCAATTTTTGATATTATAGAACGAGTAACGCTATCGGCGTCTTTTCTTAAACGCAATGCTACATCTCTTATCCACATAGCTATAGCAAATGCCATTACAAGGTCATCATTATAACCTTCCATAGCCTCGGCTTTAGCAGATGTGCTTCCTGTGCTTTTCCAGATAAATACACTGAGTTCTTCAATCAATCGCTTGCTATGTATGATAGCTTCTTTATTACGAATATAACTTTCAAGCTTTGATATTAGAAGCGGTCTAGATTTGTTAGATGTAGTAAAGCCTGGTGTCATCTTGCTTTCTTGAGCATGTATCTTGTTGGTCATTTGAGTTTCAACATCTACATATTGTAAGTCGGCAGAACTATAAAATAGATTATCATAGTTAGCATCAATAACATCCTGAATAACTGCCCAACCCACATTGGCATTTTCTATAACAAGCAATGCCATGTTATATTCTGTGGCAAGAGTCATAAGCAATCTAGCATAATCTTTGGTAGATAGCTTCCCTTTATATTCCGCAACTTGCTCTAATGTTTCTATGTCTATTATATGACATGCACTAAAATCGCTGGCATCACCTCTAGCAACGTCGGCTACAACCATATAAGAGCGGCCAGGTTCTGGATATTTGAATATATAATATTGTTTATCAAACCCTCTTTTTTCTATAGGTTCTATTACATGAGTTTTTGTATACCAATCAAGAACTGGAATATCAATAACTGTATTACCGGATGTACTAAATTCACAATCACATTCTTGTGCTGCACCCTTTTCTCCAGATAACTTTGTTTGTTCATCGCGCCATTTTTGATCGCGTTCTGGATGCATGTGCCAAGGAAGACTAATACGATTCATGTCGTTTAGTCCTTGTTCAGATTCGGTCCATAACTTATGAAAGAAATTACCTACACCGTTTGGAGTAGATAGAATAATAGCCTTACCACCGGTAGACAATGTGTACTGAGCAGACAACCAGATTTCTTCAATGCCGTCAATAAATGCAGCTTCGTCGATGATTAGTAGAGATAGAGCAGAAGAACGACCGGATGTGCCAGCACTAGATGCTGCTTTGATTTCAGAACCATTCTTCAACTTTAGAGACAATCTATTATCTTCAACCGCTGGAACTTTTAGCCAACTTGGAAGATTGTCATTAGCAAAACGAACTTTGGTTACAATCGCTTTGGATGTTTCTTGCGTAATACTCAAACACAATATCTGCTTGTCGCTGTGAAATGTCATTAGCCACATTGAGTAACCAGCCACGAGAGTTGTAATACCCATCTGACGACTCTTAAGAATAATATTTTGATTATGCTTTACGAAGTCTTCGAGCGCAACATCTTGAAATGGATATGTCAAAAATGGAAGAGTACCACGAGTAGGATGCTGAATCTTTACATACTTCTTCATAAAGTATATAGGATCTTTAGCACACTTGATATATTCTTCTCGAATTACATCTTTTAAATTTTTTGTAGTAGACATTTTATGCGTGCCCCATTTCGTCGTATCTTAAATACAAAGGAGATTTATAATCTATAAACACAATGTCCTGTATATCTTCATGTACATCTTTGCGGAATTGACGAGCGGATATATCCAAGATTTTTCCTTCTACATTTACCCAGTCGTGATTAACTTTATATTCATCACCAGAAAACTCATCACATTCCATATAGCTTTCTGCGTTGGGTTCGTCCAGTGTGAATTCACCCACCACATGAATAGCATTGATTTTGTATTTACCTAGTTCTTTTACCAAATCTGCGGCCATGATAGCACATCTGCCAGTAGAATCTGGATATTTGCGATTGACCCGCTCTGCAATCGCCAACACAATATTATTTTGTGGCAAGAACTTTGTTAATTGTGTCATTAGTCTTCTTCAACTCTTTTTCTGCCAATTTGATTTTCTTCAAGCAGGTCTTAAAATCTTTTTCAATACTCTCGGTAAGTTCTTGTCTAGAAACATTATCCCATTCTTCTACAAGTCCGTTTGAGTTTACATATGTAAGAGTCTTGGAAGCATCGCTGGCAAGATATTCTTTACTTTCTTTTAGCTTTTGGCGAATGTCATTCAAGTAAGATATTTCGTTTTCAAGTAGCTTCTTGGTTTCGTATAACTTGAATTGACCTTTAACGCGAAGTTGGGTTTCTTCTTCAATCAAGCAGTCGAAGCATTTCTTGGTTTTATAAAACATCTTATAATCGCGCTTCTTACCCCAACGAATTTCCATACCGCAGCAGGTGCATTTATCGTTTACTTCTTCACGAATAATGTCCATGACGCGAGTAACGGTCTGTGGACCAGATTCTTTTTCTATCCATTGCTTACCAGCAGAGTCTGTCCAAGTTTCGCCAACCTTGCGGATGATATACTTGTCTTTGTCACCGGTATATCCTACTTTTACATAAGGACGTTCGCCCGCGAGATATGATTTGATAATGTCTGTATTTTTCATGTTATAACCTTTTGTATATATATGGATGCTCGCTTCATTTATTTGCCGCGAACATTTATTATATTGATATTCCTAAAATCGTTTTGGCTGCTTTTTGAATAGGAGCATATTCAGCCGGTTCTAATCCTGCTTGAGCAAGACCTTCTTTAGCACGCTCCAGTGCTTTGACTTGAACATCTTTTGGTAAAGATTTCATCAAAGTAAGCAATCCAACATAACTTCTAAAGTTTTCTAGGTCTGTGCCGGATGGTTTGCGTTTGAATATAATTTCAAATACCTTTGATACATTATCTATGCGATCTTCTGGCTTTGTATCACTGGCCGAAACGTCGGTATAAACATTTACTTTCTTTCCTTGATAGTCCATGTTTTTTGCAACCAGTCTATAAGCCTTGCGAATACCGGCGTGGCCAGAACCACTTGTATTAAGTGTATATTCGGCAGGAAGTGCGTGTGTAGCATTTGTAGAAACAACGCTCTTGCCTTTAGCATCAACAAGTCCTTTTAGCTGACCCGATTCAATTTTGGCAGCATTTGCGTTTGTAACATATACTGCATTTGGAAGTGCGGTTGCTGCTCTGGTCAAGCCACGAAGTAATATAGCGCCAGCCAATCCTTTGATGCCCATGGTCAAATCTTGCCAAGGAGAATCTTTGATAAATTTGTTCCATTCAGAAGGCTTTTCAAATCCTTGTGGGTCTAGTATCATTTCATCACCTTCAAAGTCAATTTGAACAACTTGTTTAACTGGTGCATAGTACCACAGTGTTACGGTTTGACCAGCCAAGGCACGTTGACTCTTGGTGCGACCAACATAATAAAAATTCTTTGATACTTTATTCTTTGGAGTTGGCTTCCATTCTACTTGTCTGTCATCAATACCATCCAAATATGCTTCCATTGCATCTAGTTTTTGTTTTGGAACAATAACATCAACGTCGCCGAAGCCTGATTTATATTTAGCCAAATCTTTATACTTGGCATCTCCGCTCATTAGATATTGAGAGCTGCCGTTGAATACAAATCCATTTTCAATATATGGATTGTTTTTCTTCCAAAAACCAACCTTGCTGTTTAGTGCATATACCAACTCTTTTACATCGGCTGAAACAGAACTGCGAATATCTTTACCAGATTGGTCTATGATTTTTAACTTGGTTGTTGCTTGAGCCGGTTGACCATTTACTGTCTTTGGAGTTTTGTCATCTACAGCAGCAACCGATTGACCAGACTCGTTCAACAGTGCAATTTCTTCTCTGATTAGTTGCTTTGCCAATTCTATACCAAGATTAGCGTCGTGTTTTATTTTTTCAATGTTTTTCATAGCTTCTGGTGTTTCTGCTTTTTCTAATTTTTTTGCTGTACTAGCAGATTCCATATTCTTTATGAATGTATCTAGTACATATTTTACAAATTCTTCGCGAGATTTAAATGTTATTCCGCCCTTTGATACAATAACTCCTTTATCAAATGCTCTGTTATTATCTAGTGCTTTACTTAAAGCAACCACGGCTTCGCATTTCTTCTTCAACGATGGATCGTTTGCGTCCAATCCATAATAGCCTTGTAATGCTGACGGGTTTGCTTTTTGAACGCCCGCAAGATTGCTATAGAACTTTAATATATCCAAGAATACTTGATTTGGGCTAAAGAACACGGGCTTTGCGTTTGTTTTGATTAAAGATGATACAACTTTACCATCTACTGTATTTACATACGGATTAGTGTTTGATCCTAATACAACATTAAGAGCATCTGATAGTGCGCTTAATAAAGTTCCTGTAACAAATCCTTTTAGTCCTTTTTCTGGAGTTGTTCTAATTTTTGTCCATTCGGCAGACACTTTATATGACAAAACTAAATCAACTTGGATGTTTTCACCACCAACGTTGAATATCAAATATCCTGTACCAAAGTCTTTATCTTGAAAGTTTGGATAGATATAACTTGGTTTCTTTTCTTGAATGAACTGACGAATCTTGTCTGAATACTTTTTGTTAGATGCTAGTTGAGATGTTCTATCATTACTTTCTTCTGGTAATACGATTTGAATATCTATATCGCCATACTTCACATCATCTTTTTCCAAATCTTGTTTATAATACATCGCCGAACCAACTGGACCATTAGATTCTATAGGAGGAAGATTTGAATATGAATTAAATTCTAATACAAACTTGTCCATCGCACTTAATATTGTTTCAACTTTCTTTGGAGTTATAATCGTTGATTGTGTGGAAGTAGATCTCCAACCACCTTCGCTAAACATTTCTTTGTCTATTTCATTTACAACTTCTTCGGCAAACTTTGAATATGGATTAGTTTCATTTACCTCTGGCTTGTTTTTGATTAGAGTATTCCAAATTTCTTCTTTGTCACGCGCAGATACGGGTGGCAAATATTTTAAGAATGATGTTTTATCATTATTCAACAAGAACTCGCGCATCTTTGTACCACTTACATTTACTGTAGCGGTTCTTTCAACGCCAACTTTTTTTATCTTACCCGCTGCCAAAAGCGATGGATACTTTTTCAAGTCTTCGTCTTTGAAATTGGTTTCAACGTCGTCTTTGTCTGAGTATAAATTTATGACTGGTACTTTAGCATTGTCTTGTACCGTTGTTTGTTCAAGCCACGCGATTTCATGCATAACAGCACGCACTGGTGAATCTACAAACTTTACTCTAACATTCTTTGGCAACGCTGGAATGAATACATCACTCCATAAACGAACAAAGTCATCACCCTTGATTGGAAACTCGCCCTTCTTTATTCTATCAGACGATGATGTATAAACAACTACGGCATCATTTTCAGATGCTGCTTTTTCTATTAGCTTCCAGTGACCTATATGCAATGGCTTACCGGCAATTGGAATAAGAGCAAGTGTTTTGGCAGTTGAACCAAGCAATCTACGTTTAGATACAAGCAATCTAACCGTATCGTGGATGTCGTCTTTGATTTGAACAAGGTTCTTTTTATTGCCCGCAATCGCTTGTAATGAGTCAAAAAACTTCTTTAGCTTCTTTTCATTCTTGGCAATATAAAAATTAGAATCTGAAATAACATCTTCTTCAGATTTTCCTTCAGTACCAACTGCATCAAAAATATTTTGGATAAGTGCTCTGATTTGTTGGAAGTATGCTGCGGCAGCTTCTGGATCGAGTTTATACATTTCTTTCTTTGCACCACGAACTTCTGCGTCATATTGGTCCGCTTGTACAAGTTTAAAGAACTCACCATTAGCCAATTTTAATACAACACCCTCGGTTGTACCACCTAGTGTAGATGGAACTGCTAAAATAGCGTCGGAGAACTTACTAATAACATCAAGTGGATTATTCCAATCAACATTTGTTAGTTTGGAATTAATCAATGAGTTCTTTAATAGATTTTCTTTGGATAGCTTACCTTGAAAGAATATAGGAAATGCTGATATTTCAAGTAGATCTGCCATTTTCTTGACTTGAGTATATTCGGTTACTTCTTCACCTTGTACACTTGTATGAAGGTTGCCGTCGATAATTCTATATACAACCTTGCCATAGCTTCTTAAAAACAGTCCACCTTTGTTTACATATGTGCGAGTAAGTGTATCTTTGTTTTGAGCAAACTCTACGCTAAACTCTGTGCTTTTTGGAATGCTGCCAATCTTACCATTGATTTTCTTTAGATGATCAAATATCATAGAATATTGACCTATACCAACAGAAGATTGAGATATATCGCCCTTTTCTTTATCGCCCAAATGAGCAAACTCTTTGGCATATAATACCGTTCCTTTATATGCTACTACCCAATTCTTGGTATAATCGGCGGCGTCTGTTTGTTCTGTTCTAACTAATGTTAGCTTGGTGCCGTCAACTTTCTCGGTAATAACCAAGTCTTGAGACAATATATCCTTGGCTCTGTTTAAGCGCAGAGCCTCGGTTTTTGGTTCAAAAATATACTTTTTGAGGTTCTTGATCGAGATATCCATGAATATAAGTATATATCAGTCGCTTATTATAGCGATTATATAAGCTTTTTGATATGCTCAATAACCATAGAGGATGTAATCTGTTTGGAGCATTCAAAGTCCTTATTACGTGGACACCAGAACCAATCTCCCTTGTTAAATGGGCAAGATACATCATTCCAGCAACTATTACACACAGTTTCATTCATGACTCTGTATGGAGTATAGAATTCATTCCATTTGGCTGTAAACCCGCTAATCAATACAACAGGAACGCCAACGCCCCAAGCAAGCCATGATAAGCCGGAACTTAATCCAATAAAGAATTCGGCACCCTTGAGTTGAGACATTCTTTCTTCAAACGAAAGATTGCCCGTTTTGTCGATACATCCTTTTGGCATATAGTTCATACTTTCTTTGACACCAAAGCTGCTGAACTTGTCGATACACCATACTTCATAGCCACTCTTGTTTAAGTAACCAACGACTTCATCCCAACCCTTTTTGTTGTTCCAATACTTTGCTTGGGACGTGCTTTGTGTAGCTATACAAACATATTTCTTTTTTGACTTGTGTGGTTCAACGGCAAAATTTGGCTTAAACTCAACGTCGGTCAAACCAAGAATGGTTGTGGCAATAGCACATAGTCCTAGTAGTCTTGGATCTTTGGTTATATGATTAACATAGTTTGGAGCTGCAAAATATCCAATCTTATACTTGGCATAATATGGGTCGGCATATACATCCGTTGCTAGGAACTTGATGTTTGGATAGTTCTTTTCAAATATTGGTCTTAATACCTTATTGAATACTACGCAATCAAGTTTGCATTGATGTTTCTTTTGGAATTCATCAATTGCACCAATCCAAGCAATCAAGTCGCCAAAGCTTTCACTATCTAATACTATTTTTACAGTTTTGTCTTTGGCATCAAAAGAGTGTTTTTCTACAAGTGTTTCGCCACCGTCTGTAATATCATATACTTCAACCAACCATTTATTATAGTATTTTGTAGCAGTTGTTGCCCACATATTATTGTTAAGCGTGGTTTCGTAAGTTACTTGATTGGTATATGCATCAATGAACTTTACTTTATACTTTTTTGCTTCATCACCTTTTATATCAACCTTGGCACCGTCATCAAAAGTAATTTTGATTTTATTCTTTTCTGGCGTGATAGATTTAGACACAGTTTCATTTGCTGGAAATTTATTCTTTTCAACTAATACTTCTGTACCATTTGTAATATCATAAACTTCAACACCCCAATCGTTCTTGTATTTAGATGGGCACATTGTCCACATGCCAATGGTGATAGGGCATTCGTATGTTACATGATTGTTGCTATAATCAACAAACTTTACTTTATATTTGATTTCATTCAAGCCGCCGATGGTTACTTTTGTACCATTTTTCTCGTGCGATATTCTTATAGTGTTCTTTGGTTCAATATAAACTTGCTTACATTCATTATAGCTATCAATCAATTGATTACCAAATATCTTTTCTCTATATTCACTGTATAGTCCAGCTAATTCTAACACTCTGGCAGAATATGAGTTTGCACTAGCCGCATCTAAAGCAGCTTGTTTATATTTCTTGTAATCTATCATTATTTTACTAATAGCAGAAGTGGCTTGACTTACATCCCGCTCGGTCACAATCATGCCGTTGTATGTCTTTTGTTCAAACGTGCCAACAACAGGCAATCCACAACTCATAGCTTCGAGTAGTGTCAAGTTTGGATGACCAGCCTCTAATTCCGAAAAATGTAAAAAGATGCTGTGGTTATTATACAACTCAATCAATTCGGCTTCGTTCAAATCAAATAGCTTGGTGAGCTTACTATAGTTGTTAAACTCTGGCTCAAGTGTATCAAAAAATTTCTTGTTGTTGCTTGGACCCGCAATCGTTAATGGCAAATCAAGAGCCATAGCTGCTTGTATAGCAATCTTAAATCCTTTTCTGTCCTTGGATTGATTGTCGGCATAACCATTATTTGCTACGCACAATAACTTGGTACCTTCTACATTATAATTTTTATTTACAAAGGTGTTGGTATTAACGGCGTGGGAAAAATAACGAAGCTTCTTGCTGCCGAAATAATCAACAAGGAACTTGCATGGTGACAATGAAAATACGCTGTGTTCAATTGCCTTTAGATTTTGTTTAAAACAATGTGAGTCTTTACCAAATAGATATGCATGATGGTCATGAATACTGAATATATAAGGAATGCCGCGCTCATGGCACATGATTGCCAAGTTGGCGACATGTACATGAACAACCATACTGTCGTCGTATTTTACATCATTAAGATATAAAATCTCACTTTGGACTTTTTGCTTGGTCAATTCAAGATGATAATCCCAAATAATTTTCTCTACTGCACCCCACCCATTTGGTGGAATTGATATAAGACCTGGATTGATATTGATTATTTTCATGATTATTTTAAATTGTATTATCCCGCATTAGTGTCAGTGTATATATTTAAATTTTTGATTGATGTCAAGTATTTTATTTAAATCTTACAAAATTTTTATTTTTTGGGTCAAGTATACTATCTTTTTTGAATTTTAATAATTTCCTATTGCCGACTCGAACAACAAATTCATTTTTTGCTGGGTTTATTTTAAATGCTCTTACAGCATAATTTGCAGGTATGGTTTCGTAAAAAACATCATCGACGTATATGTTGGACTCCTCTACTCCTACATTTTTGTTTAGATAAACAAATGCAATCTCTTGAGTATTTTCTATTTTTACAACCGTGGAAACCGCAGCAGAATCAACCACAGTTTCTCCGTCTACAAAAATATTCATACCATGCTTACTCGTTTTAAAATATGTTTCAATTCCAATATTTTCAAGCATATGAACGTCCCCAAATAATTTTTTGTGCTCAACGCTTTTATATAAGAAACTTTCTAGCGTTCCATATGCCCCAACTTCTTTACAGTTATTTATATATTCATCGGGAGAAGTTGAAAATTTAAATGCATTTTTAAAAAATTCAATTGACGAATAAAATATTGTCGAAACAAACACATAATCAAATTTAAAAAACAGAGCTTTTTTATTGTTAGTCTCAGATATATTTTTTAGATTTTTTAACTTTTCAACATCCTCTTTTGAAAATAAACAGTCACCTTCTATATAAACAAATGAATCATACGAATCTTTTGCAAAATTAATCGCGTTCATTATAGAACGAAACACTGCATGACTGTGATTTTTATGATTTGAGGTTTGATATATTCTAAAAAAGAACTTGGGATAATCCGCGTAAAAATTGACATTTGGATTTGATGGTATAAACTCGTTGCGACAATCGTATATAAAATATTTAACCATATTTTGTATTTCTTTGCTGACTGGACAATGTGTCACCAACAAAATATCAAAGTCATTATTTACTCGTTCCAAAACGGATTGTAAAACTTTTTCTGTTTCTTGCTCGGATGGATATGAACCAACTATCAATAATTGCTTTTTCATTTCACAGCGTATATAAACCCAACGTTACTATTTTCATCGGAATCTCTGTATTCTACTTTGTATCCATTTTCTATTAGTTTTTTAGCAATTGGTTTTGGATTAAAGTGAAATTCTATAAAAAATTGGTTTATCTTGCCAAAATGCTTTTCATTTAGATTTTCTATTACTTTAAACTCCGTTCCTTCAATATCAAGCTTTAACAAATTTATAGTATCTTCTATTTTCAATATAGAATCTATAGATATAGTGGGTATATGTAGTTTGACGGAGTTTGCCTCTGTTAAAAATTCTCCCGTACCCACAGAGGCAATGGTGGATAAATTTATATCCATACCATCGTCCGAAACATTCATTCCTTTATTTAATAAAGTTATGCTAGGGTCTTGACCAAAATTCTTTTCTAAATAAAAGAATGGTAGTGGATCTGGATCTATACTGTATATCCGTTTAGCTCCATAGTATTTAGCATATAATGTAAAGAACCCAACATTGGCACCTGCGTCAACAACCGTTCCGGAAACGTCTATATTTTTGCACAAATCACCAAAGAAGAAGTCCGCATATGATGGACCGGTTGCATCAAATTGACCAGAATCAAATGTGGTAGTAAATCGTTTAGCGGTTTTATTTACTATTAGCTTCTCAACCTGAACGAGACGCATATCTTTGTTGTATATTTTTACAATAAAACCGGAAAAATTTGGATTGTTTTTTGTAAATGCATTTATTTTATGTGAAAGAGGCTGAACCCAAAGTCTGTCCTTTGGGGCAGTGTTCTGCGGCCATATAAAATATACACAGTCAACAAATAAGTCATTGACAGAAATTGTGTATTTCTCCGCAGTATCCAGTTTGTGGTTTAGATATACCACTAAATTGGCTTTATCTAAAAATACATCAAACGGTTTCATGCCAGCAGATAATCAACGGTTTTATTCATTTCTACTTTTTCTTTGAATCCGTGATATAACAATACTTGGTCTGGATCTTCCACCGCTTCCCAACTTGAACCAAATGCGTCCACGTTGTTCATGAATACTGTATTTTTGGCTTTGCGTTCTTCAACCACTTTAACAGTTTCTAATAGATGTGTATTTACAAATGCTTGTTTTAGATTCTTGTTTGCACCGCGTTTCCACAAGCATACATTAAATGCAGTTTCGTCGGCATATGGAAAATAATCTTTGCGACGATCAAGTAAATATCTATTTTGACAGATTGAAGTATACTCTTCAAAGAACTCTTTGCAGTTTGGATTGAAAGCATAAAAGCAAGACCAGCAGTATCTCATACTTCTATTTTCCAATCCATGATATGTCATTAGCTTCTTTTCGTTGAATATAATCTTAACGCCGTTGACTTCTTGCCAAATGAATGGATATTCATGTGGTCCATAACTTGCCATAGGATATGACTCGTTATATTTGTGGTCATTGAAATTAAAATTGCGAGAGAACAATACGTCAGTGTCCGTGAACATATAATACTCATTCGGAAACATCTGCATTGTAAGCAAAGACAACTCCGCTTTATAGAAATGGAAAGTTGGATATTGTGGCTTATAATCCAATTTTACTTTGTATAAGTTCTTGAACTCAAAACTACTGTCGAAGCCAATTGTATAATATACAATCTTTACATCGTCTGTTATTTTGTGGGTCAATGATTTGATGCAAGCCATCGCTTGATGTTCACAATTCTTGTCGCTATATAAAAATAGTATCATAAAAATATATTAAAAAGGTTTAAAGGAGTACCATTGTTTCCAGTATGACTCGCTGGTAGTTTCATATACTTTAAGTCCGTTCTTTTCCATAAACTCATTCACAGCTTTACGAACGCCGAACTTACCAGCATATACAGGTTCTTTGCCAGCAACCGTCATCCAGATATCACCATCTTGTGGGATATAATCATCGCCACAGAACAATCCACCCTTCTTTACCTTTGGCCACCAGGCTTTCATATCACGAACGACTCCTTCGTATGAATGGTCGGCGTCAATATACACAAAGTCAAAATATTCATCTGGGAACATATTTGCAGAAGCAACACTATCCATTCTGATGATATGTGCTCTGTTTTCCCATTGCTTTGTATTTTGACACGCTTTTACTAAGCATTCGTGGTGATATTTGTCATCTTGACCGTTCATGTCAATATAACCATCGAGATGTCTCCATGCATCGACCATGAATAGTTGACCATTTTCCCAACGTTCCAAAATAATCTTGGAATATTCGCCGTTTAATACGCCGATTTCAACACCCTTGCCGCTTGGAAATAGTTCATTTACAAGAGAAGCTAAATCGCGCTTGTCTGGACATGTGCGAGTATTAAGCAACGCTGTCATTTCAGCATTGCGTTTGTCTTCTTTCATTTCTTCTCTGGTTGCAAACAAGAATCCGCCGTGTTTGTGAATGCTATTCGCGTAAACAAAGAAACCGGCTTTCTTTATCATATTGATAAGATTTGTAGCATCTTTTTCATATGTTCTGCCGCCCATTACATGAAACTCAACGAGCATGTTGTTGATTCTGGCAAAATCGGATTCGTCGAATGATTCAAACAGATCATATTCACCCGTTTCAATATCAACCTTGAACAAATCAATCTTTTCTGTGCTATACAAATATTGAGATAAAAAGGACTTGAACGATATAGCTCCGACTTTGTATGTTATATTACTACGACCATCAAACTCAGCAACTGATGATATGGTAGAATTGTTTGCGTCAACAAAGAATTCAAGTTCACCGTCTTTATTTGCCATCGCTTTTTCAACAACCGTGACTTTACTATCAAAAGAATTCTTTAGTACCTTTAATGCTTCTGTGTTTGGTTCTACCGAGAATACCTTTTTGCAGTTTGTAGAATGCATGATATATTCCGTCCATAGACCGATATTGGCACCAACGTCAACAACCGTATCAAATGTCTTACCTTTTAGATACTTGTCATAAATTCTATCTACGAAGAATTCTGTATAATTGATATACGTTGGCTCAAAGTTATTCTTCAACTTCGATTGCATCTTGTTATATACTTCCGGTTTGATGCGGATAGACTTTGATCCTACCAACACATCGTTTTCATAAAGTTCAACAAGAAGTCCTCCAATAAATGGGTCGGTTTCAAAATCAATAACTTCTTTTCTGCAAGGAATAATCCAATAGTTGCAATTGGCTGGGAACTCTGGATATTTTACCGCCCACATAACAGTACGCGAATCCAATTCTTTTACAGATATTAGAGCATTGTCTATTTTTCTTGAAGAGCTAAAAGTAACCTTGTTGCTCGTTTTATCATATTGTACATTGAAGTTTGTCATAGGCGTTTCAGATAGTAAATTTACAGTTTTTAAAATTTTGTTGCAGTTTGCTTGTTTGTCGTTAAAATCAAGATATTTGATGTTGTTGTATTTGTTATACATGTTCATATAAACAGGTGAGTTATATATGAGAGTAGGTACATTAAATGAAACGGCTTCACGAATAACAAGTGGGCTGGTTTCTTTATTACCATCTTCGTCTTTTGACACGAACAAAAATAAGTCGGCGGCTTGATAAAAATTATCAACGTCTTTGCGTTCATTCCACCATTTGCAGTTTGCTGGAAAATCTTTCATCAAAGGTTCCCAATAAAACTTAAAATTGTCGGCTTGATTTCCGATAAAGTGAAACTGAATAGGATAATCTTGCATCATACGAGCATACTCTATGATTTCTTTTTGGTTCTTGCGTGGAGTAAATAATCCAACGTGAACAACGTGTTTCTTGTTTGGATTTAATCCAAGTACTTTAAGTGCTTCTTCACGCGGCTTGCGTGGCTTAATCAATACTGGATACTCACATACTTCTAATGGAACGGGAAGTGACTTTAGATTTTGTCTTTGATATTCACTAACAAGAATAACTTTATCTGGAAATACTACTTTGTTTGCTGGGTCAAAACTGCTGTCGTGAGAAGTTTCAATGATTTTATATTTTCTATCTTTTTTATATAATCTACGAGTAATCTTGGCATCCATGAAATACTCTGGCATTTCTTCAAGATGTATAACTTCCGGATTTATTTTTTCAATAATATCAAATAAATCAGACCGATCTCCTGTTAGTTCATAAAATCTATCTCCTAGCAAGTTTTTAACTTGATTTCTTTGAACCGTAAAACCTCCGTGGTTTGAGTATTCTACACAGTGTATTTCATGCTCACTATATAAAACTTGTATTTTCTTTAAGAGAAATTGAGGACAGCCACCCGTAGATAAATGCGGAGCAATATATAAAATTTTCATAAACTTTTGTTAAGATATAACCATTAATGTATTTGTCAAGCTATATTTTTAAATATAGATATAAAAATTTTATTAGAAGGTTTCCCAATATAAAGTTCCATTATAATGAACTAATCTTTGATTTGCTCCACTGTCATATCCATTACTTGTTATATCGGTCGGTGACGAAATACTGCCGGGATCGCCTTTAGCTCCGTCGGTGCCACTTGTGCCACTGGTACCATCTCCGCCCGGCGAACCGCTTTCACCACTCGTGCCACTTGTACCATCGGCACCAGGTCCACCGTCACTACCGTTATAGCCACTCGTGCCGGATGTGCCATCGTTGCCGTTATAGCCGCTAGTGCCACTTGTGCCATCCGCGCCAGGTCCACCATCACTGCCGTTGTAACCACTCGTGCCGGATGTGCCATCGTTGCCGTTATAGCCGCTAGTGCCACTTGTACCATCAGCACCAGGTCCACCATCACTACCGTTATAGCCACTCGTGCCGCTAGAACCCGATGTTCCCGACGAACCGCTGGTTCCACTGGTTCCGCTTGTGTCGCTACCGCCACCACCACCAACCGCAAATACGGCTGCACCATTATCTATATTCGCTTTCAGCTCTCCGTCTATCCATCCGAAACTGATATAATTGTCACCATCGTATAAATTTGGCGTATATCCATTATTTGATATTCTTCTTATATCTTCGCTTACTCCAATCCATCCATCATGATCAACCTTTAATCGAATGTTATCGCCGCCCGTTTTTAATAATACATGACCAGTTCCTACATTACCGGCAATAATTTGAACAATACCGGCACGAGCATCTGGAAAACTGTTTCCTACCAAGTCAATTTGGCCACCGGTAGCATTGTCACTTCCACCAGTTATAGTAAATACTCCACTGTCGTCTTTATATCTCATGCCAATAGATGAGTCTATTGTTATGCCGCCACCTGTTATTTTTGGAGACGTGATTGTTATAGATGCCGTAATTGTACCAGCGGTTATTTTACCCGCATCAAGATTTTTAATAACGGCACCATCAATATATGTTACTCCACCTTCAACGATGAATGGTGCTTTGCTGCTGCCACCGGAACTATTTACAATTTGAAACTTGTCAGCCTGTACAATAAATTCAGATGTTGTTGGACTGGATAGTGCCTTGAATCCTGTAATTTTGCCAGCATTTACAACTACGCCATATTCACCAGAAATATTAGCAACACTTCCAGAAACTGTGGCAAGTGTTGTTGCGGTTGTTGTTATGCTTGCTGCGAGAGATGAGCTTGCAGAACCTACCGAAGAAGAAAGTGTTGATACTCTTGTAGCGAGAGAAGATGACGCATTCGTTGCTGTATTACTAACGTCGGTTATACTTGAAGCCAATGATGAACTGTTATTTGTTATTGAACTGTCAAGCCTGTCCATTATAATAGCGGCGGATGAGCTGTTTGTTACAATTGTTCCACTCAATGAAATAATATTGGCAGCAAGAGATGCCGATGCACCTTGATATGCCGCATTTAAAGTACGCACATCGGAGGCTATAGATGAGCTTGTTGTGGTTAATGTACTTCGTGTGTCTGCAATAGAAGATCCTAAAGAAGCACTGTTGTTTACTATATTTGAATTCATTACATCGACTCTTCCGGCCAAAGAAGATGATGCGGTGGTTAAAGTACCATTAACAGTCGTTATACTTGCAGCTAACGACGAACTGTTGGTATTAAAAGAAGATTGTAGTCCGTCCATCTTAGTTGCGGCAGATGAACTGTTGGTAGTAACTGTACCATTTAATTCAATTATAGCAGAACTCAACGAGGCTGACGCATTAGATAGCGACGAACTAATTGTTTTTATGTCCAATGCAATCGAGGCACTTTGATTTGCAAATGCCGCTTGTGATTCGATGATTGACGCAGCCGCAGCAATTACTTCCGCCGAGCCTGATGTGGTGAAACTCGATTGTAACACATCAATTCTACCAGCAAACGAAGATGAAAAGTTCACTGATGTAGTTTGCGTCGTTGTAATTGACGCAGCCAATGATGCACTACTATTATCTATTCTTGAAGAAAGTCCAGTCATCGTTGTTGCTGCCGAAGAACTATATGTTGTAACCGATCCTTCTACATGTGTGATAGAAGACGCCAACGAAGCTGAGTTAGTTGTAACCGAAGTTGATATTGTTTCAACTTTTCCAGCAATAGATGAGCTTGCGTTTACAAAAGTTTCATAATTTGTTGTAATAGAGGCAGCGAGTGAAGAACTTGCAGAATTAAATCCAGAAGTTATTGTTTCAAACCTACCAGCCATAGAAGAACTATTATTGGTGAAAGATATATTTGTTGAACTTATACTACTGGCTAATGACGAACTGGCGTTTGTTATAGATGTTCCAAGTGTAGTGACCGTTGCGGCAAGTGAAGATGATGTACTTGTAACCGTACCGTAGATTGAACTTATATATGCAGCAGATGACGCCGAGTTTTGAGAAACAGTTTGGCTAAAACTTGAAAGACTTGAAGAAAACGAACGAGAATTTTCAGCCAAAGCCGATGCCAATGATGAAGATGTTGAATTAAGACCCGATACAAGAGTTGTAAGATTTTGAGAAATAGAAGACGACGCAGCAATTGCGTAGTTTTGTACTTCTACAACATTGTGTGCCAATGCTGCCGACACTGCGGTTGACGCTCCTTGTATTGTATTTAAATTTGAAGCAATCGACGCCGATGCAGCAATATTAGCCGCACTCACCGTTTCAATTCTACTTGCTAAAGATGACGAAGCGGCTGTAAAATCACCAGAGCCTGAAATTATGGCTGTTGAAAAATAACTCGCTGAATTCCAACTAGTCAACCCATTACCAATTTTTAATTTACCTGTGTCTGTCTCGTAACCGAATTCGCCAGATGACAATATCGGATTTACATTTGACCATCTCGTTGATGTATCGCGTCTTATTTGTATTTTTGCCATATTATGCTCCTCCGCCGTCAATGTCTCCACCAACACTGCTACCACCGCCACTAGATCCCGCCACGGTTATAATACCAAATGGGTCGATGAATATTTGTTTTTTAAGTGGGGAAAATATTTTGTTATGTATGAATGTATACGAGCCTTCGCCATATGCCAGTCGGTCGTATTCGTCGTATAGCTCGACTTCTATTTCAAATAACTCATTTCTCACAGAGTTTGGCAATGGAATTTTTGCAGCAAACGAGTCGATAGAATAATCCAAGTTTTCGTATGGCTTTAATGAAACGGCTGAAATATACCAATTGCCGACAACCGGTACAAATATGATTGTTCCATATCTTTCCGCATCGCAGAAGAAAGAGAATTCATACAACTCGTCGGTTTGATATTTGAACGTCGAGTCAATCAATCCAATCATCTTCTTATATGTTCCGCTGATAAAATACACATACAGTTTAGATTCGGTCGAGTTACCAGAGGATGGTCTAACTCGCATTGAGAAATTGTATAATGTAGATTTTCTCAATTTGATTGGATTACTGTCATGAATTGCTCCACTCAATAAATTTTCTTGTGAATTGCTATATGCTGAAAGCCCCGGTGCATTTGCTATATTGTCATATGATGCTGTTGGTAAAGTTGCCGAATTTAAAAATGCATCTGACTTTGCATACCAATAAGATTTATCTACTAGATTATAATCTAAATAACTTGTAGAACGAGCTGCGCCGGTGGTGTCGTCTTTAAATATTACATAATCTGTTTGAGCAGAGTTTCCGGAATGTCCCACACTTACGCCGTCTATTAACACAGTATCATCTTGAACAAATGTTGGGCTTCCACTCTTTAACCAAAATCTATCTACATGTGGTTGGTCAAAGAAATATCCAGCTTTGTTATATAACCCATTATTGAAATTATTTGACACAACATGTTCGTCGGCTTCTACTTTGCCAGACACCACCAACGTCTTTGATTCTGGACTATTTAAACTTTTCTTATAAACTTTGTATGATGCTATGTTTCCGCAGTATGCTCGTAGGTTGTTCAACTCAATATCTACCACCGATTTTTTTGCAATAACACTACCCGTTATTACAGATTCTGATAATAATGTTGGTATAGACTTGTGAATAATTTCATAATCTGCTTTGGCTATACTTAAAACATAAAAGTTTTTCTTGAAGAATGTTGTTTGTTTTTGCGGGTCGTCGTTTACGGTATAACCACTTATGTCTACAAGATTGTTTCTGTTATATACAGAATCCTCGTTGGTTCTATCAACAAGATCCGAAACTGTTGCAAATGGAATATTAAGAAGTAAAGTGGTTTCATTTACAACTCTGTCTATTGTTGCAATAAAATCTGTATTTAATACGCCTTCGTATTTTATTTGATTATTGCTAAAGTTTGCGTATGTAAAATTTTTGACATAAGGATTCTTGATACGAATCTTTTCACCTTCCATAGATGATGTAAACTTGTCTCCGGACGATTGATACAATTGATATATTGGATTATCGGCGGTATATGTTGGACGTGCTGCATTGTTTTTTGGAACAACTGCGATAGTAGAACATGATCCTGATGCCATTCTATATGATGCTATTGGATAGTCTGGAGCATTATAAATTTTTGGAGCAACATTTATATATGGATAATCAAAAAATCTTACTTCCGATTCTGTTTTTGATTCGGGGTTAATGAGTATATTTCTTGTCCACAAAATGTTTATTTCTGGAAAGGATGGAACAGACGGCGCTTTAATAAGTGGCAAGCGTTGCGTATTACTGACAGGGTATGCTTTGTTGTTAAAAAATGCTATACTTCCTGTATATGTTCCAACTTCTATACCCGTTCCTTTTACTTCTAACTTGCCTATACCAGCAGTAGATGTTGTTGGTATATTTACTACATATACATCTCCAAATTTGGCCAACTCTATACCACCAACTTTAGCTGGATCAATCTCTCTTACAACGATATTGTTTCTGTCGGCATCATAAAAATTGACCGTAACAGGTTTTCCAACCAAAATAAGGTCTGTGGCATTTATTATAAACGAATTTTTACCGGCTTTGAAGGTATTATCAACAAGGCCGGTTACAAAGAAGTAATCGTTTGAATTTGGGTCTGTATCTATTATTTGTGCCATACACCTGTATGGCTATAAATATCGGTCAAACCGTATTATCTATCTTACTAAACCCGTTTTCTTTCTTGATTTCCAACTGCTTGTCTATTTTCTATATCCCATTTGTTTAATCCACCAGACAAAATCTTTTACTCTATCTTCTGGTAGATCCAAATGATAAAACAGTGGATTTTTATCTGACTGCGCAAACTTCCATCTATAACCTTTTCCCTTCTTGGGCAAATCATATGCGTCATAATCAAAGTTTAGCAATGGGGAGTCATTATAAACATATGCTCGTATAGGCTTGCCCGATGAAATATCATAATGGACCATTAATTCATCTTCACCATCCGTAAAAGTCACCTCTTCATAACCAACAAGTATTTGTTTTAGTTTCATTTATAATAAATATCGGTCAAACCGTATTATCTATCTTACTAAACCCGTTTTCTTTCTTGATTTCCAGCTGCTTGTCTACCATGTCTCTCATAGCGTCAAGGTGACTTATTACAATGATAAAGTCAAAATGAGTCTTCATATAGTCAAATAATGAATGAACCATTGCCATATTAGAAGCATCAAGAGCCGACATACCCTCGTCTATAACAAGGAAGTTTGGACGTGGTAGATTGCTGATATTAACCAAGGCAACTCTTAAAGCAAGCGCACTTACAAACTTTTCCATACCCGAGCATAGTTCAAGCGGCCACTTTCTATCTTCGTATTTGATATATACATTAACATTTTTTCCGTCGGTTTCTATGTTTATAGTAAACTCAACGATTTGTGACAATATGTTATTAACTTCTTGCTCAATTCTTGGAATAGCGTCTGATATGATTTTATATGGAACGCCGTCTTTGCCAATAGAAGTCAAATAGTATTGATATGCTGCTTGATCATTTTCGTATTTTTCAATCTCTATCAATTGAGTTTCTATATTCTTGAGTTGGTCGGTCAATGAAACTTTGCGACTATAAGCATCAACATATTCTGCGTTGATATTCTTCAATCTTGCAGTAATTGTAGTAGCCTCGTTTCTCAAACCGGATATAGCCGCTTCTATAATCTTGTTGCTTTCAATAACTTCTTTGGACTTTTCGTAAAGTTCTATTTGAGAATCTATTTCAACCGAACGAGCATTGTTCTTTTCAACGGCGTTGGCTAGATTAGACCGCTCAAGTTCTTTTTTAGACAAGAAAGCCGCGAGAGTATTGACTCGCTCTTTTAATGTTACGCTTTCTTCATATTGTGGAACAAACGACTCAAGATTGGTTATTTCAACTTTGATAGCTGTTAATGCGTCTGATAATTCTTTAGCCTCTGCTTTATCTTTGCTCAAACTACCACGAGTAGCCACAGCATCTTTTACGAAGATATTATCACAGCAGAACTTACAAGTTGGATCATACTCATGCTTGTCAAGGTGAGCAAGTTTCTTTAGCTTTTCATTAACAAGCGTCTTAAGCTTGTCCATTTCTTGCTCCATACGCTGCTTGTTACGAGAAAGACTGTTATACTTTTCGTATTTTTCTTTTAGGTCTGTAGCAAATGTGGTTAATTTAGCCGATGCGTCCGCATATTCTTTTTTCTTTTCGGATGTATCCGCGTCTATTTTTTCAATAGATTGCTTTGCTTGGTCATTCTTTGCTGCAAACCCGCTCTTTTCTTTTTGTAAAGCCGCAACATTGGTTGGAACATTTTCAAGAGTAACAATCTTAATTTGATTGGCTTGAATATCATCGTCCAACTTTTGCTTGTTGATAGCAAGTTGTTCTTTTTGCATGTTGGAGTCAATCAACTTTGACTCAAGCAAATTCAAATCATTCTTGATGGTTTCAATCTTTTGTTGATTGTTTTCTTTGTTGAATGTTTTGATAGCGCCCGTGATTTCTTTTAGTCTATCGGAACCTTTGGCAGCAAGTTTATCAAACACATTTAGTCCAATAAACTGTGACAACAACTCCTTGCGTTCAGTTTGACCCATTTCAATAAATGAACCTTGATTGCCTTGCAGAGCAAGTGAGGTCAAAACAAAGTCATCATATTCGCCGATATAGTCACGAATGATTTCATTGGTACTGCGACGTGCCTCGCTATTTAGAGAAATCTTTTCTTCTTTCTCCATTTTATAGAAGTTTACATCAACTTTTACATTGTTTTTCTTGTCGCGAATACCTTTACGTTCAATAACATACTGAACATCGTTTATCTCAAATGTGAACTTGCCATGAAACGACATCTTTTGTGAATTCATCACATGAGTTGCCTTGAATGCTTTAGCAGACTTGTCAAATGCGATAAAGCATAATGCGTCCATTAGAGACGATTTGCCACTAGCATTTGACGCAAACAATCCATATACGTCTGATAGTTTTGTAAAGTCTATAACATTGTTTTCGCCATAACTAAACATATTGCTAAACTCAAACTTGATTGGCTTCCAACGAATGTTGCGCGAAGTATCATCTTTACTCAAATCAGTGTTCAACTCTTTATTGATGTTATGAACAGACTCAAGCGTATCATCATCCATAATGTCTGGATATTTTGCTTTTAGAGATTCTGAAATAAGTTTGTTTTGATATTCAACATTAGAAATTTGGCTCAAGTTTGCTGCGGCTTGCACACTTGCGACCCTAGCAGAGTCATCGCCGTCAACTCTCATATAAATAATATCCGAGATTTCGTGAGTCTTTTTGACTTCATTGATTACCTTCTTTACTTCGGACGCAATTGTTTCCTTACAACGCACACGAAGTTTTGGCTTCTTTGGCATTGTGCTTATGTCTGTAATCAACTTGCCATCATCAATATCAATAGTGAAATAACCATAATCATTTGGTATTTCGATATGTTTATATGCTCTGTTCTTTACATCCCACAACGAAAAGCCGTGACCAAGTAATGCTTCGCCGTGATTTTGTTGTAGCAAACTAGAGGCATATCTTATTATTGGTTTTTCATTTACGCGATCATACTCTTGTAAAGTTTGTGCTAAATGAATGTCACCGAGTAGTGCCATGTCATGACCATCAAACATATCATTCATGATACTCTTGTTGGTTACGGTATAACCAATGTCTGTCTTGGCATCAAATACGCCGCCGTGATATAAAGCAATCTTTATATCAAACTCGGTTTTGATTTTCTTGGAAACATTCTTCATCTTGATAAACGAAGTATGATCCTCGAAGATAGACATATTGTTGAACAGCAAGTTGGCAAATGAATATAACTTGCTTTCTTTTAGATAATACAAATTTTTGTGTGCTAGATTATCTACAACCGGAGATATACTATCCAAACGACTAACATTGGTAAGCAAGCAATCATGATTGCCTGGTATAATGATAGTAGGACGAATATCGGCGCAGTTCTTTAGAAACTCGCTTGCTAACTGAACGGCTTCGGGTGAAAGATCGCACTTTGAATGAAAAGTATCGCCAGTATTTACTACAACAGTGTTCGGTGGAGTGTTTTTGATTTGCTCATATACTTTACTAAACACTTCACGGTATTCTTGATGACGCTGTGTCAAACGAATATGCACGTCGCTCAAATGTACAATATAATCTACCTGCGTAAGTGTTGTATTCAGTTTTTCGTATGTGTCTATCATAATATTATTATTCTAATCTTAATCTGGTTAATGCCGAAAAGTCAAGCACACTCGTATTTTTTATTTGCTGCATTGTTTTACAAAAACCAAGCACGTTTGGATCTTTACCATCCAATCTTACAAGTTTTGCCACTTTTCCTATAGAGTTTATATATTGAGCAATCTTAATCGCACTGTTTAGAGCATCATCGTCTAATACAATATTTACTTCTGGACATTTACTTTGTATAATTGCCGACTTTAGTTTTGCACTCAAAGTTTTTCCAAATAAGGGAATAGCATTTCTTTTTAGAGCAATAGCATCTAGAGCACCTTCGCACAAATATATTGGAAAATCAAAATCAATCATGTTCTCAAAACCAACAATGTTCTTTGAAAACTCGCTGTTTTTATACTTGTATCCATCGTCATAATAACTGCGGCAACTATAAAAGTTTAAGTTGTTGTCGGCATCATATGATGGAAACACAAGACGATTAGCAAACGGTCCTTTGCTACAATAACCTATGTTGTATTTTACAATATCACATTTGGTTAGATTGCGCTTCTTGGCATAGTTCTTGGCGATTTTATATTCTATGCTGCCATCATTTTCAAGTAAACTCTTAAACTCTGCGGGCAGTAATAAGTCTTCTGTTTTAGACTCTTTCTTTGGACTAAACAGTGCCTCTATTTTATTAGAGAATATATCCAAGTTTTCTTTTTTGGGTGTGTATGTTCCTACAATGCTTTCTAGTTTTGCGAATATATCCTGTGAAGCATTTGCTTTCTTGAATAGATAAAACAATCCTCTACCTTTAGCGTCACATGTCCAGCAGTGCCACACATATGGTTCATCAACACATACTTCCAACTTTCGTTTTCTATGATTACAAAAAGGACAATGATACGTCAAGTTTCCGCCCTTACGAAGTCTTCCAGACTCCTTCAAGACCTTATTTATTAAACTGGTGATTTCTGAAGTTTTTAGTGACGACATTTAGACTGCTACTATACGCAAGATGCTATAATAGTCAATCTATAAAAAGTCGTTGTATATTATACACGCAACTTCCAAACCCGTCGAATTTGACGGGTTTTAATATACTAAATATATTAAATAAAAAACCCCACGATTTGTGAGGTTTTGTTTATAACTTTAATTAATAGATTTTCAGTTAAAGTCGGATTTATCGGCTCCAAAAGTTGGTTTTGCAGACCCCGCTACTTTTCCTGCTGCATAATCTTTCTTGTGTTGTCTTACCGCTTTGATTGCCCAACTCTTTGGAATATTTAAACGTTTAACCACATCATTCAAATTTTCAACATACTTTTTGGCGTCTGGATATTTGTCCGCGATTGCTTCCGCCGCTTGTTCAACAGCCTGTTTAAATTCGGACTGTTCTTGTTGATTTAATGGAACTCCTGGAACATATTTAAATTGCTCCTTGCTCCACGGGGTACCTTGTTTAGTTGTTACCCACCGCGAAGGTTGATATGCCATTTCTTGTACAACTTCTTTGATTAGTGCTTTTAGTTCGCCTCTTTTCATAATAATGAGTGTTTGTTAAGTATTATATCAATAAATATAAGTCCTAATAAAAAAACACCAATATATATTACCCCGCAAGACTTAAAACAAGAGCATCATATACATCTTCCATACGCTTGTCTGGATTCTTTATCTTATTATAAATAGTCCAAGGTGTCATGTCATATAACTTCTCAACTTGCTCTTTTACAAACACTTTTGGCTTGATTCCCTTAACTCTCGCCATGCCAAATGCTTTCTTGCGTGCGGTTTGGGCATGTATACTCTCTACTTTTATGTTATAATGATTTTCTAGGATATAACCAACAACCGCCTTGTTTTTTACTAGTTTGATTATAATCTGTTGAGAAGTACCGCCGCCAGCAAAGCCAAAAAGACTTTCTTCTATGATGATTTTTTCAAAAGTATGATTAGCCAACGCAGTTATAATAAGGTCGGCTTTTTCTTTGTATGACTCTATACCCGCTATATCAACAAAGCCAGCACCAAGAATCTTTTTATCTTCTGTTACAACCCATCCGCACGTAGTTGTGCTTAAATCCAAGCCCAATATTTTCATATAACCTTTTTATAAAAACTATATATTACAAACGTCCGCCTGGGGCGTACTTTGTATTGCTGTGACTAAGACCCACCTTTGCATAACCCAAACCACCGGAATTCCCAGTTAAGTCGCCGGTAAACTGAGTTTGTTGTAAACCTTGCTTGATCTTGAAATCTTTTTGTGCCCAGTCGCGTGTAGCTGCTTGCGATGCTGGCCCGCCATTGATCGCGTCGGTTGCGGCGCGGTCTGTACCAACATCTTTGGCACTTCCGCCACCCACATTGGCAAGGCTTTGGTATCTTTCATAAATACCTTTTAAACCGCCGTCGGTTAATGAATGTCTTTCTACTTTAGTTGGATCGGTTGTTGAACCTGGGTGCATATATATGTTCTCCTATTGTTTATTATAAATATAATGTTATGTATCAAAACGGACAACAATATTGACCGGCCAATCAATTAGGTTTTTTATAGGACGACCAAGTTTGCCTACGGCAACAAGTTGATTGTCTTGATATAGTCCGATTGTTGTAATATATGGAGCAAGGAATGAGCCGGTTGGATCATACGATGAACTATATTGATAGTTTAGAAACTCCGGCGTTACTTTAGAATGATCAACTCCGCAATATTGATTTAGATAAGTTTCAATATCTTTGACATATATGCGAGTTGATGCTGCTGTAATATAGTTGGATAGTTTTGTTGGATTTAGCTTGCCGAAGTAATATAACGAGAAAATAAATCCGTCGTTTAGATTGATAATGCCGTCGCCGTCAATATCAAGTATTCCAGTATTGACTAGATTGGTTTCAATATAATCAAATGCCTTTTTTGTAAATGGATCAAATGAAGCACTGGCAAGATATGCGGCATAATCACTTTCTTGTTGAAGAACGTCGGTAGCTTCTGTTTGGATAATATCATTTGCCCACCAACTATAATCTTCAAGAGTGTCTGGCTCTAATACAATGCCGTTTTCATCAAATACAAATTCAGCATAAAACTTTTTCATTTGTAGATAACGCATAACCAAACTAACATCTTTATAATCTACAACGCCGTCTTGATTTACGTCAAAGTAAAGAGGATTTTGTACAAGTGATGATGGGTTTGTACTATAATTGAATTCGCCTGGACGAACTGATACTAGATATTCATGTTCGTAAATTGTGTGGGCACCTTGATAGTTCATTTCAAAACCTCTTGAGCCTGTGCCCATAAATATGTTTTGATAATTTGAGCCGGTGTTGGTAATAACAAAATATCCATTGTTGTAGAATATATTTCCAATCAACGGATTGGTTTCATATTTTCTCATGTTATAGATATACGCCGAGCCAGAGTATGAAGATGGAAACGAAGATGAAACTTGATTGTTTTCGTCAATGATTTGGCTATATGAAGAAGGTGCGGCTATATTTACGATTGGGGCACCAACACACATATAATCAGAACCAAGAGAAACAGAATATCCATATATGTTGTATGGAGAATTTTCTTCTTTGTTTCTTCTTAGCTCACCGGTAATATGCCAAGCATCAGAATTGTCGTCGTAGTTGTATATTGTAGCACGACCTAATACAGAGTCGGCGGAACCACTTGATTCATAACTAAAGTTTTCAAGTATATAACTTCCAGTTGAGTAATCTATATCATTGGTTAGTTTATCTGGTAAAGATGTAACGGCTGCGGTAGATCCTTCTATAGATACAGACCAGCCAAATTTATTGTTTGTTTGGTATTTTCTGTCACCAAAGGTTTTTGTTTTCAAGTCATATTGAAAATCAAGACAATCGGCGACATATCCATATTGATAAAAGTATGCGGCTCCAAGAACAAGAGCACTGCCTGTATAAGCATAATATGGCTTGTATGCTTTGTCATATTGGCAACCAACAACAACATTCTTACCGCTAGTAGATACAGAGTATCCAAACTTGTCTGTGATGATTTCACTTGATACATCAACAGAATATTCTGGACCATTGATGTTCAAGTCTCCGGTGGTATTATCTTTTCTAAATATTTGAATTTGTTTCCAAGATGCCGTTGGGCAACTATTCATAGATGCTGAATAGTATGAGCAAGTAAACATGGTAGCATAACCAGTTCCGTATTTGTTTGTGCCAACAATTAGTCTATTAGCATCTACTGAAACAGACCATCCAAAATTATCTCCAACTGCTTGGATACTCGAAGTCAATACGGTTTCATATGTCCAAGTATAATTTCCAGAAACAAATGTTGGAGTATAACTTTGAGTTACAACCAACGAACTTGTTGCTAGTTCAGCACAAAAATCAGAAGCAAATACAACTTGTTGCCAACTTGAACCGGTTGGTATATCTAAACACGAGCCAGAGTCCATATATCTGTGCTTTCTGAAAATATAAACAGCACCTTTACTACCACTATATGCCGGAGCACCTACTGCTAGAATGTCATTGTCAATAGCAACAGAATTTCCAAATTTGTCTCCGTTGCTTTCTCCCTTTAACATGTTTATAATTCCCCAATTATCTGGACCGCCTTTGTTTTTGTCATATACACAAACATATCCGTTGTATAAATTGACTGAACATGCTGAACCGGTTGGAGAACCTACTGCCAAGAAATTGTCGCGAAGTGAAACTGAATATCCAAATGAATCTTCAAAGTAAGAAGATGTACCTGCTACACTTTGAGTAAATGGAAAGTTTATTTTTGCTACTAAACGATGTGCGTCTTTCTTAGAATCATGCTTGAATACAGAAACATATCCTGTACGACGTGTTGACAGACTGAGTGCATCCATGGATGAACCAACTGCCACATACGGACCCCACGAACTAACAGATTCGCCAAAATGTTCATTGGCTGACTCGAAGTAGTCTCTGCTTGTAGAATCATCCCACGCCCACGATCCTGTTTCTGGCTCAACATATGTAACAGGAATGCCCATTGCCATATATTGTTTGGCGTTGGCTAAATTTACATATTGTATTTCACCGTTACTAAAAGTAACATAAAATTCTCCACTTGAGCTTACCCAATATGGACGAGAAACAAGGTTTCTGTATCCGCCTATTCTTTGATTACCAGGAAAATGAGAACCCGTCAAATATAAGTTGGTATAACCATCATCGCGAATGTCAAACGTTTGATGAATGTTAGAGTCGTCAACAATCTTTACAGTTTCTGGTATTACCTTTTCTCCCCAAACATTGTGTTTTAGATTTGCCGTTATGATTCTGTTGTGAATTTCACGAACTTCTTTTTTACCCGTAACCGGATCTTCCATATACTTTTCAACGCCAAACAAATTGAGTGGGTCGTTGGCATTTCTATAAAACATAGCGTCTGTAACGCTGTATATGTTTCTGGCATATTTACCAGATGAATTGATTGGCTCGCTGCCAGATACAAAGTATATACTTTGGGTTGGATAAAAAATGGTATTTAGTTTCAACCCCTCGTTGATTTCTAACTTGCCATTATAATAAGTACTATATCCATAAGCATCCAAACTTGACGAGTCAATACTCTGTAGTGTCCAGTTCTTGAACGTTTTGAATGGCCTTACTGTAATATCTCCCGCAGAAAACTGCTTAATCATATAGAGATAAATATTTACCCACCACGAGATTTGACCATATCTCGCGGCTATTTATTAAACGTCTATCTTGATTTTGATCAAGCACTCGTTGGTAAAGTCCTTGAGAAGAGGCTGACTCAACTTGGCAACAGCCACCAAATCATTGTTTTCGTTGTACAAGCCAACACTGGTGATATATACCTTTGGATTTGTATAAAAGTCCGAGAAACGTAGCTTTCCAATATCTTGCGAGTTTGTCGCATCATCTTTCGAGATAACAAACGTTGGATTGTTGGAATAGTTATATTCTTGATTCTTTACTCTCACGAAGAAGTGACGAGCTGGAACATATTCTGTTACACGAGCAGTCATTCCGGTTGTGGCAGCACCATTTTTAACTGCTGTAAACAACAAGTTTTGCATTCTAGCAAATTGACCACTCCAATCGGAGGCTGTAAACGATAGAGATTTTCCGTCAACCACGCCAATCAATCTACTGACTGCGGATGCATTTAGAACGACCAAACCCAAGTCTGGATACATCAATCCGATGGCTTCATAGTTTCCGGTACTTATAGAACCACCGGCAAGTGTTCCGCGAATTAAATTGTATCTACGACCACCTGTTTGTGCGGTGATATCAAGATTGTCTTTGGAATCGTCGATGACAGTAATTCCAGATCCAACGTCACCTTTTAGTGTAATTTGGAATTGGCCAGGATCAAGACGATCTTTCATCTTTGATCCTCTAAATGATATTACATAAATTTCGTCCGAATCAACCGTAGTTACGGTGGATGCATTGGATGAAGTTGCAAATGTAAATTTGCTATCACCCGGTGTCAATAGCAAGTTTCTGTATTGGTTATAGATTGCTTTTGTTGGGTATAGCAAACTGCCTTGAGATGAACTTGTGTCGAACGTTGAAGAACCGGAACCGTTTACGTTTCCGTAAGCAACCGAGAAATAAATTTCAGAGTCAACAGAACCAGTTGGCTTGTCATATACATTTGTGTAGTATAATCCGTTCAATGGTTCAAACTGAGAAGATGACGGAGTTGTTTGGCGACTACTTGTAAAGAATGCAGACCAACTTGAAGTACCGGCGCTCCACATACCAGTAGAAACTGGTTGTGTTCTTCCTGCCACGATGTCTGTTGTATCAAATTGTTTAAAAATCATGGTGATAAAATATTATGTTCAGTTAACATTAACAGTAACTGGAATTGTTGTAGATCCGCCACTTTCGTTACCAACAATTGTTAGCGTTGTTGTGGTTGTTTGAGTCAAAGAAGCATTTGGAACGAATCTGAATCTTAGTCCGATAGAAACTTGAGCTGTTGTAGCAGATACATCTCCGATGAATGACGGAATTGTTGCACTTGCTACGCCTTGTAGTTGTTCGCCAATGATTGTACCAACAGACTTGTTGGACAAGATGGCTGTATATCCAAGAACAGTGTTGTATACTGGATTTGTTGCCGGAACAATAACGACTTCTCCCTTATAGTCTTTGTCAACGTTGATAGAACTTTGACCAAGAGAAATAACAGGGATGGAAGTAACACCGGCTGGTAGAGTAACAAGCTTATATTTCATCAATTGGTTTTCGTCCGTGAAGGCTTCGAATACTGGAGTATTGCGAATAGCCAAATCATAATAGGCGGAACCTTGTGGGTGATTTGGTTGATATAGACGATAATCAATTTCATCGTCGGCAAGTGCGTATGTTGAGATGTTCAAACCGCCGTTTGCGGCCAATAATTCGCGGCCTTTTTTTGTAAGAACTGCATCGACCGTGATTGTTTCGTTGTTGATATAAGCCATATAGTGTTACTTTCTAAATAAATATATATATGTTTTACTTTTATTCACATTTTATACCGTTTTTGTTTCAACGGGGTCGCTATTATCCAAAAGACCAGTTCTAGGGTCTATGGTAGTTTTTTTATTTTGACTACCCTTTTTCCAGTTAAATGTGGTATTTGATTGGTCGTATAAGTTTATGTCTTTTTGAGAGAATTGCTGCTTTGTGTATTTATAATGGGTATGATAATAACCATTTAATATCTCGGCATTATATGGATAGTTTTGAACAGATATGTTCTTTCTATAGTCAATTCCGTATCTAACAGGTCCAAATCCAGGTCCATATGTTTTATTTCTAAATTCATCAAATATGGAAAATTCTGGATTCTTGGACTTGAACAATCCACTGTATGCAGTTGTTGGTGTTCCCAATACTTGTATTGTACCCTCAAACATCTGCAAGCTGCTACTCACACTAAAGTTTCCGGCAAAAACAAACGGATTGGTTCCTGAATAACTAGCCGTAACATATATACCGGGTGATATGATTCCACCATTTCCATATCCTCCAAATATAGTAACAGGTCCATACATTATACCGTCTATTGTATGAGATACACTAGAACTATACGCAGCAATTCCATTTGCCAATCCCAAATACAGACCAATGCTACCACTAAAGTTTACAGTGTTTTGTGGAGAAAAATTCAACGGATATTCATATATCATCGGCAATCTTGCCAAATTTGTTTTGTAGTATGAACGGCTGATAGTATCTACCGTACCATCAAGGTTAACATTCTTTTCATAATCATCCAATGATGATTTTGGTAATGCGTATTGATTGTATATTTGATATTGTTTCTTGTTTCTAACAATATCTGCGCGATAATAGTCTCCTTTATAATAAGTTATACCATTGTCGGAATATATTGAGAAACCAAATTCGTCGGCATCTGTTGGGTAGAATACGCTATTTACGTCGTTCTGTATCGTTCTGCCTGTATTGTTTATCGCGGTTGTTCCAACGTGAGCCAATAGATTGGTTGCGGCAATCTTTGTCTGCGCCGGTACATCTCCAACTTTTTGCTGTATTACTTCTTGTGTAAGCGGCTTTAGTTGTATCTTTGGTCTTTCTAAAATAGATGGTTCGATCAATATACCATCAACAAGTTTTGCTCTTGCTGGAATGATCGACTTGATATATTTGAACATTGCTTTGTCAAAATAAAATCTGACAACATTCATAAACAATTGATAATCTATAGCTCCAAAGCCTTGGTCATAAAATACTTGCTTGAACTTTTCAAACTTCTCGTATGAATTCTTGTATACGCACGCAGGATCGCCGATCAAGTCGCCCAATGGATATTCACCAAAGAACTTTATGATTTCGGTATTTTGTATTTCGGCTGGAGAGAAAAATATTCCAAGTTTGTTTGCTCCGACGGATAATAGCTCACTTGACTTTACAGAAGAACGCTCGGTTGCTGACAATGCAGAAACCAATTCTTGTTCAACATAGTTAATCTTGTTGCTTCTAAATTTGTTAGAACCATAATCCGGAAGTCTTACAGTTTGTCTTGTGTCTTTTCTTGTAAACTGCCAAGGAAATGCTGAACCACTTACAGGATCACAATCTGTCTTTTGCGGCAATGGTTGTATATCCAACGGGAAGTTGACTGCTTCAAATGTTGGAAAGTCTGTTCTAAATGCTAAATTGTTTAATACAACAGATGCGGTTTCGTTCAAATCCAATGGACGCTCAAATGATACTCTGAATAGATTTTCAGAAATCATGGCATTTGGAGAAGTTAAATCGTATGCATTTTGATGAAGTGTATGACTTTCAAATCTTGCGTCGGTCAGAGCACACTCCCAAATCTTTATTTCATCAACATTTCCATAGAAAGCTTCTGGATCTAGATTGAGTGATGCTGTGTTTTGATTATAGTTTCCGATATAAACATATGAACCTAGTCTAAAGTTCTCGTTATAACTTCCACTCATATATTGACTGCCCGTTGCTGTGAATGTTATTCTAGCATCGTCGGCGCGTTGAACATATACATCATACTTGATTGGGTATTGGTCCGCTTCTGCTAGAGTAAAACTATAAACGCCAAATGCATCTACAGAGTTGTTTCTACGAACCATTGCATGATATGTGTTACCGTCGAATATAGGAGCCTTACCGGTCATTATTGTTTTGGCATTGCCAAGACCGTCATCTAAACTAAAGAACAATCTTCCCCACACTTCTCCTTTTTCTCTATAAGCACCAACTACCCACTTGTCTGAACAGTTTGCTAATCTAAACACTTTACCTTCTTCGCTTGTCTTGGTTGTATCAAAAGCAAAGTTGAATTCTAAAGATTGAGCACTACCCGTCCAGTTTAACTTGAAGTATTCTCCACTTCCACTAAAATATGGCTCATACTTTACTTCATCTATGATATACAAGGACGTGTCTTGTAGGTTGTGAATTTTATGAATGCCGCCATATTCTTTAATCTTGATGATGTTCTTTGGAATACCAAAGCAAGAAAGTAATGCAGACAACGAAGCTTCTGTACCCTTGGTCTTATAGATATGCGGAAGACTGTTTAGTATTCTCTTCCATATAACTTGATTTCTTTGTTCTTCGGAAAGTTGGCGAGTCTTGTTATACATGTCGCTGCCAACATCAAAACTATTTTGAGAGAATGATGCTAATAGCAACGGCAAGTTTTCCTTGGATATTTCAGCATCCCATCCAAGTGAAGCAAGCATATCTTCAACGATGTCAACAGATATACCATAACTTGGACTGTTTGAATAGTTATTTTTTTCTGTGATTTGCTTTATGAGCAAAGACATATTGTCGAAGAAATGACCAATCATTCCAACGAACACAATATAGTCGCGGTTACTTGTATAATCTTCTACGATAAACTGTGGAATATTATTGATAAGAGAGTTGCCGTTGTTTTTGTCATACATCGACGCTGACGCAGCATGTTCTGTATACCACGGCTCGTTGTTATACAAGAATTTTTCATATCCATCCATGGACGCTTCAAGTCTATCAATTTCTTCGTTAGCGTCGGACTTTTCTTTTATGTAAAATTGGTCATCCGGATTTTCGTTTAGCTTCGCGTTTAATTCGGCAATCAATGAATATTGTTCTGTTATTTGAGCCTTCTTTGAGTCAAACGCAGATATTCTTAAATCGGCAGAAGAAAAATTTACAAAGTTTTCAAACTTTCTGTAGTTTGTGTTGTCGATGATGCTATTAGCAGGAACACTCAACTTGCTCAACATTTCATCATATGCACTTCCAGTTTGATTTATCAACTGGTCCATTGACACTGCTTCTGTAGAATTTCCTTGGCTTTCTATTTGCACCAAGAAGTTTGGACCTCTCAATGGAATGGTCTTGATATACGGCTTTGTGAAGTAGTATAAGTTTTGTACGATTGGCAAAAATCCAAAGTCGTTTGTAATCCATACATCATCACCGACGCTTACATTTAGTGGAAGCGGCGATTCTAGCTTTAGAGCAAGTTTGTTATAGTAGCTTGGGTCATTTGATGCTATAACTTTTTTGTTTAGCAACGAAACCGAAAGACCGGAGTTTAAATTGATATAGCTCTTGAAGTATCCGGACAAATCTACATTATATTTGATTTCTAGTAGATATATCTTTGGATAGAATATGATGTTGTAGTATATCTTTTGTAAGAATCCAACAACCAAATCATAATCATCTGGTTTTTTGTTTGTTATTCTGTTGAGTTCTTGATTTACAACATAATTGAATAGGCTGTAATAATAGTCACGAATATCTTGGAATGTGGCACCGGCTTCATAGTTTTGATACAACCAATTTTTGAATTGGTCGTATATGCCAATAATATCATTTGATGCAATCTGTCCGTTGTTTCTTAAATTTCCTTTTTTAACTCCATAGTAAATATCGGTAACAAATGATATAACGTCTGTATCACTACTTGTATCTACACCTCTTTGACTAAAACCATAATTCTTTTTAAGAGCTTCTAGTCCAGCCAAATCTTCTTTCTTAGCAACATAATATGTTGTGTATATCTGCGGAGAAGACAGTGAGTCTATTATATCATCAACAACGTTCTTTATTTGAAGTTGGTTGTTGGAGAAAATATCATACTCTGTGACTAGTTCTGATGTTGTACCCTTGAGAGACTTTGGTATCAAATATATTTCATCGCGATTGGTTGAAATAGTGTCAATGATTAGTTTATCGTCCGACGACATTTCAGAACCAACCGAGTTTCTTAATAGTTCTATTACAACTTTGTAATTTCCATCAAGGATACTCAACTTGTTAAGTTCTTTAGACAAGTCTAGGAACAATGAACTTGTTTCGCTTGTTAATATTGGCCAATCGCTGTTGAACTTTGTATATGAATATGAAACATATTTGTTGGTTACATCATAAAACGATTGTGTATGTGCTTTATATGTTCCACCGGCATATATCATTGATGATGTTACAATACTTTCATCAAAATTATATACAGTCAATTTTGCTACGTCTTTATCCGATTTACCAAACGGAAAGTTTACAGAAGTATTATCATCTGTAAAGAAGGTCAAATCATCTTTGGAAAGAAATGAACCTACGCTCAAAGACGACGTTGAAATATTTCTGTATGTTATATCATTGAAATTCATAACTGATTAAATGTAACGTCGTATCTTGTTTGAACCTTGATTGGATTATATACCACGTTTTGTAAAGGTATAGTAATTGAGGATGAATACATTTCCCCTTGAACATTCTGGATAACCAAGTTAGCATACGAATCTATATTCGGGATTATTGATCCACTGATATATAGTTTTTCAACGTCTGCTTGTTTATACCCAGTCAAGTATGGATTTGCGTTCATCTAGAAATTTTGAATGCGGTTGGAATTGAGTATGTCATTATAGAGCCACTTTGCTCTGAACGAATTTCTACCTTGTAATATCTTTCTTGAGGAAGACCCGTGGTATCCAACATAAAATAATTTCCATATGAATCAAAACTTAATCTGGTATATTCGTCGTATGGCAATACAGACTCTTCGGTTTCGGCATCTTTAATAGAATAGAAACTTGAACTTGGTAGATAATACGGAGTCAAATAGTCCGAAAGTTTGTTTGTAAATGTTTTTTGTGGATAACGCTTTCTTGAAGTTACATCCATTCTTAAAATAGAGCCGTGCTTATATTCTTTAGCAAGATTCTTCATATTAACAACGGCATCTCTTAATTGAATTGGGTCGGCACTGCCGGTTTCAATAATTGCATCTGCCCACGAAACATCTAGGTATGGAGAATATATTGTATTGGTTTCTTTAGAGAAGAATCTTAATTTTCCATAATCAATAGAACTTGATTCGTCGCTATGTAATACAATCAATCCGTTATTTTCAATTCCACTTGTTAGCCATGCTTCTACAATTGGAGTTACATCCATACGAACATCACTGGTTTGATAATCAAACGATTGAGTGCAAGCATATCCACCAGTAACTGGCGCTATATAAGATGAAGTTGCTGGCGGAACATAATGGTCGCCGCAATTTGGAAAAGGGTTATATGGATTGTTGTATGGAGGTTGAGCATATCCAGAACCAGAACCTAGTAAGCTTGCAGAAACCCACCAAACGCCGCCGCCGCTACAATCTGTCAAAGATCCACTCATCCATTTTTCGGAGAATCCATCAGCAAACTTCCAATTTGCTCCATCCGACGCAGCTTGACCATCATACTTATATCCAGAACCCATTCCCCAAGATTGAGAAATTGGATATGCGGCAAGTGTATATTTTACAGGAACCTCTTTAGATTCACATGTTTTTAGAACAAGATAAAAGCGCGGATTGACTATCTTGTTACAAACTATAGAAGCTGATATATCACTCAAATCAAATTGTAACAAGGCTCTTGATAATACAGAACCTTGAGTAACTTGACTGGTTTGGATATATGAACTTGATACAACTCTTGGGTCGGTTGAACCTGAATTAAAAGACGCAGACATTGAACCGCTTAAAAGTTCAATGCTTGAACTGGTGAAAGAAATTAATGTGGAATATGTTCCTTCACTTGAGCAACTGCCATAAGATACCCGTTTTTCAACTTCAAGAATTTCGTCCAACCCCATGTTTTTAAACATGAACGCTGGCTCATTGCTGATGGTAGTATCTTTGGTTGGATATAAAAAGTAATGCATGTGCTATATTCCTTACTTTATAAATATACACCCGACATATATTTGGGGCTATATTTATGCCACTCTGCCAATAATGTCTTTGGACGGAAAGCGAACTTCAAATACGGATGGGTCAACGGATGGATATACAACCTTGTCTTTGGTTGCTTTGAGTATATCATATTCATACGGTGAATAGTCGCCGTCGCGGGCAGTCAAATTCTTTACTTTTAATGAAGAAACCGACTGTACGCCGTCCACTTTGGCTATTTCTAGCTCCAATCTGCTCAAGTTGATAGGTTCGCAGAATTGAATATTGTTTATATCAAAGAAATTTTGAACCAAAGTTAAGCAATTAGCCAAAACTTCACGTTTATTATAGTTTTTATAAGCAACAATAGTGAAATCCACGCCAATATTGATGATATATCCATCAATCAAATTAACGCTATCTGTCAACATTCTGTATTGATTTAAGTAGTTTGTTAAGTTTTGACGAATAGCCTCGTTGGTGTTAATCAAACGTTGGTTAGTGTCATATCCTAGAATATACAAGTTTACAGCAAATGGGTTGTTTGGTGCTATATACTTTGTGTTTGTACTAGCCGGTGACAATGAACTTGTAACAGTGTCATTTGGTTGAGCCTGTATGTTTGCCGGATCTAATTGAGAGTCTGTTACGGCGTATGCCTTGGCAATAGAACCAAACTTTGACGGCATTCCGTATGTTCTTACAACATAATCTTTTTGTGTAACTGCTCTACCTTGAGATGCGCAATTGGCAAGTGCATTGTTTCTAATTTCGTCGTCTGTTTCTGGACCACGACCACCAGAAGCTGGCACTGGGTTGTTTACTTTGATAGAGCGTCTTACAAGACTGGTTAAATTTTGTTCAAATACGGGCAACTCGGTAATATCACCAAAGAATTCTATGTTGGTTGTATTTTTGATAGCGTTGGCATTTACATTACTCTGCAATCCACCGCCGGTGATATATCTGATTGTTAATGTTGTATTGCTTGGTGCTTGTCCAAATGCTCTTGATGACAAGAAATTTGCTGGATCATACGAAACACTTTCGTTTCTAAATGTAGAAGGTTTTCCAACGGTATAAACATTCGGGATAATAATTTCGTCATCTGATATATTTGTACCAGAACCAAATTCCAAGAATGTTGTATTGTCTGCTTGAACTCCGGTGACAAATCTCTTTGAAGTTCTTAAATATTTTAGCAAGAATGGAACGGTGTCTCTGTATGTAGAAAGTGACATGTCGTTCTTGAATATGTTTTCAGACTCTATAGGAACCAAGTCTTGTGCAAGATAATCTGTTTCATACCATCTATTGCCGTCAGCGTCATATACATCAAATACTTCAATGATGTTTGTGTCAGACAAATATATCTTGTAAAATGGTGTAGCAGCCGAAACGGAAACATCTTTAGAAACGATTTGACCGGAGAACGCATCAACCGTTTTCTTTAATACATAAAATTCAGGTTGTCCTGCTGGATTTCTTTGATACACGGAAATTTCTAATGGGTCATTTTTGGTATCAACCGTGAAGTCAACCGGTACGCTAGTTAAGAACGGAACTCCTGTATCACTTACAGTAGCCATACCGGGCTTTATTATTTGAGCATAGCTCATATCCGGCGATGGATTTCCATCACCGTCTAATTTTGCAGGTATCAATTGATACACATCCAACTTTGTTACACTTGGACCCGATGGTTTTGTTTTATAACTTAAAGAGCGTGCCGAATCAATAATATTTTGGCGTTCTTCTGCGTTCGCAAGCATAGACTCTTTAAATTGATAGTCTATATAATATGACAATACGTCGCCAACATATGCCGCCATTTCAATAAACATCATACCCGTAGATGCTTCACTAAAGTCTTTATATGAGTTTGGGTAATATGTTTTAGCAAACTCCGTCAACGAAGATTTTAACTGTGAAAAATCCTTGTTGAGATATTTAATGTCTCGTTTGCCTGGCTGAAAAGATTTTGGTGTGTCTAAAATCATATGTTATTGGTGGTCATTGCTACGTCTAAATTTTGAGTTTGGGTGATTCCAGCTGACGGAACCGTAAATGAAACAGAAACATTTAATCTGTTATAGTTGCCGTCTTGATTGTTTTCGACGTTTATAGATTGAACATTAACATAACCCATCCAACGAGCAATATCTTTTCTGATAGTGCTGTCGATGATTGGAGTCAAATCTTCTGTATTGTTCTCAAACAAAACAGACCATAGACCAGATCCAAATTCTGGACTCATACGACGCTCTCCTTTTTTTGTTTTTAACAACAAATTGAGGTTGGACTTTACTTGCTCAAGCACACTATAACTTTGGTTAAAATAACCTTGCGGCCCATGTGTTATGGGTAAAGTTATGCCATATGGTTGTGTGCCGATTGCCATTTTATATACGTTTTGCTTTTGCCTTGGCGTCGATTGCCTTCATCATTTGAGAATAATCGCGAGTCAAAGCCGATGCTACTGCGGCAACTTCTTTGTTTTCTGCTAATACTTGCTTTGGTAGATTTGCGATGGTGTCCATAGCCGATGGTCCCGTGTCCGCTTCTAACGGAACGCCTCCGACGGTTTCATTTAGCACAGCATTCAATGCTGGATTGCTAGAGAACATGCGCGGCGCTTGTACAGGTGCCTGTTTTAATGGGGCGTCTAGTGCAACACTTGGGCTTCTTCTAGGAGCAGCCGCTGGTTGAACTGGCGCGGTTGCACCTTGTTCACTTAATACCGTTTGATTGGAAATTTTTTCTGCCAAAACTTCCATGAGAAATTGCGGGAGAGAATTATTAATTTCTTCCCGAACGACTGTTCTGATGATTTCTACTAGTTCTGTCTTTTTCATATATATGATTCCTTATATAAATATAACCTATTTTTGATAATTATCCTGTTGGTGGCGTGTTGAATGCGGTTATTTTGCTTCCAATCGCCGATGTTGCACTTGATACTGGGTTTGATATTGCTGACAAACTTAAATTTGATGTACCGGCGGATAAATTTACGGTTGGCGTCATGTTTGATAATGACAGATCACCGGTCAAACCGCCTACGGATGTATTTGCAGCGTCTGTAACAGCACCGGTTGCACCAGAAACAGAATCTTGTATTCCTTTAAGCTGGTCCTGCATACCGGACACGCCGGTTTGATCCAATGCACCTTTTACAGCATCGCCCGCTTGATTTTTTAAATCTCCAACTGCCTCACTCACCAAATCTTCGGCTAGAGATTTTAATATCGCACTTGGATTGCCCGAAGATAATGCCGAAATTATAGCTATTGCCCCGCCGACC